CCTCGACGACCGACGCAAGCACCCTCGACGTACTCCGTCCGTTGATCCAATGTCCGCGATCATAGTTGTCACCATCCGACCAGAGGTCACCGCGCGCCGGAAAGTGCGGCCAGGGCCGGGCATCCCAGGCCCAGACATGGGTGCGCGCCGTGTCGACCATCCGCCCGTTGTATTCCCGCGACACCGGGTTGTTGGCGTTCAGCGCAAAGTGCCGATGAAACGCGCGCAGATACTGCATCTGCATGAAATCGTCGCGCAATCCGGTGGAATAGCGCGGCGGCGCGGATTCCGAGGATTTCGGATCGAGAAACTTGTTGGGCTCGTTCGTCCCCTTGTCGATGGCCGCGCAGCCGATCTCGGTGAACCAGATCGGCTTCATCTCCGGCGCCCAGGCCGTTGGGGTCGATGCCCGCGTCCCGTTGATCCGGTTGCGGTGCTCGTTTCCCCACCACCCCCGGATATCCTTGTAGCGCCACACCCAGTCCTCGCCCCAGAAATCGGAAATCGGCGTGCGGATTTGCGCGGCCCGGGCTTCTTCCGAGTGATAATACCAGTCGAACCCCTCGCCCCCGGCCACGTTGCCGGTCAGGTAGTCCAGATTGTAGATCGACCCGGCCGGGGCATCCGCATGGTCAGTGCCGTCGCGCCAGTCCGACAGGGGCATGTAATTGTCGATGGCGACGAAGTCGATGGCCGGGTCGGCCCAGAGCGGATCGAGGTGAAACAGCTTGTCGCCCGTGCCGGGTGGCTGATAGCCGTGATACTCCGACCAGTCAGCGGCGTAACTGATCTTGCAATCGGGCCCGAGGATCGCCTTCACCTCTGCGGCAAGCGTGCGCAATTGCTCGACCGCCGGAAATCCTGCGGGCCCCCTGATCTGGGTCAGCCCCCGCATTTCGGACCCGATGCAGAAGGCATCAACTCCCCCCGCGACCCGCGCGAGATGGGCATAATGCAGGATAAAGCGCCGCACGCCCCAGTCCTGCACAGAGCCCGTGAACCCGACGGTATCGGACCCTTCGACAAAATTGCCCGGCGTCGCACCACCAAAGAAGCTCGTGACCTGCGACACAGCCTGCGCAGTTCCATCCGGGGTACCCGGAAGTCCGGGCGCCTTGGACAAGGTGATGCGTCCGCGCCAGGGAAACGGCGGCTGCCCTTCCTCGCCGGTCCATGGGTCGGGCAGGGTGTTGCCGGCAAGCTGCTCCATCAGGATGAACGGATAAAACGTGATGTGCAGTCCCTGCCGGCGCATTTCGCGGATCGCCTGCACGACCGCCTGGTCCGAGGGTGTCCCACCATAGACCGGCTTTCCGTCCACACGCGGCACGAGCATCGCCTGCCCCCGGCCAAGCCCCGAGACCCTCCAGGGCATCTCCACGCCGTCCACCTCGGCCTGCTCGACCTTGGGCCGGATCCGGCATGTCCCGCAGCGCAGGTCAGCGCCGAACCACGACACGACAAGTGACACCGACCCGCAGTTGGGCAATTCCTCGGTCAGCGCCTCGATCGAGGTCAGGAAGTCGCTCTTGCCGGAGGCCGAATTGATGTTTGCCGGATACTCCTCGCCATAACCCGGCGACAGGTGGACCGGCGGCACGGCAAGCGAATACTCCCCCGTCCCCGGGATCAGTGCGACGCCCTTGATCAGCCGCGCGATATCCTCGGCCTCGGCGGGCGCCCGCTGGGGCGCCGGACGGAACACCTCGAAACTGAACTGCGGGACACGGTTGCCAAAGCGCGCCAGTGCAAGGTCCTCGATCACCACATAAGCGATCCCGCGAAAGGCCGGCACCTTCCCCGTCCCTTCGAACGCCTCGATCCGGGGGTCGGGCAGCTGCTCTTCGGAGCCAAGATAAACCCGCAGGCTCAGGTCGTCTCGGGCGATCTCGACGCCATCGGCCCAGACCCGACCCACGCGCGTGATCTCTCCCTCGCACAGCGCAATCGCCAGACTGACGCTGTAGGTAAAGCTGGTCGTGGCAGGCTGCGACGTGCCCTTGCCGCCACCCGTTGTCGTGACGCTCTCGATGAAGGGACCCGCCCAGATCACCTGCCCCGCGATGCGGATACGCCCATGCACCTGGGCGATACCCGCGCCCTCGCTGGCCCCGGTCAGACGGAACCGGTCGACCCGTCCCGTGGCCACCGGATCGCTCCCCGCCCCAAGGATCCGCCCGTCGATCGCACGCCCCAAAGCCGCGCCCGCCGCACGCCCGATCACCGATCCCGACAGGCCCAGCACCGATCCCCCGATGCTGCCGCCCAGCGCCATGCCTGCCGCTGACAGAACGATCGTGGCCATCAGTCACTCCCCCCAAAGGCAAAGGCGGCGACGACACGGCGCCGCCAGGCCAGTGTCAGCGCGCTCTCGACCACGCTATGCCCGGAATAGGCATGCACGAAACTCGACGGCCCGCTCATGATCCCCAGATGCTTGGCGACGCTCCCCGCCCGCATCCGGAACAAGAGCACATCGCCGGCTTGCGCTGCGGAAAACGGCCGCTCGCTCAGCCACCTCCGCGCCGCCAGCCAAAGCCGTTCATCGCCCGAGGCTTCCGACCAGTCGGGCGTATAGGCGGGCACCTTCTCCGGTTCGTCGCCCCAGACCTCGCGCCACACGCCACGGACGAGCCCGAGACAGTCGCATCCCGCCCCCTTCGCAGACTGCTGGTGCACATAGCGCGTGCCAATCCAGCCGCGCGCCGCCGCCACAATCGCCTCGCGCATCATCCGGCCTCCACGCCCGGCCGGGTCGCGGGAATGGCCACCAGCCAGTCCTCGCCGGGAACGAAAGGAAAGCCGCGAAAGTTCGCGATGTTCGAGAATTTCGACTTGCAGGTTGCGCTGCGCTTGTCGCACCCGGCTTCCAGCCTGACGGTATCACCCGGCGTGACCATCGCCCGCACGGGCTCCCACAGCTCGATGATCCGCTGCCCGGTCGGATCGGTCCTGTCGTGCTTGATCACCCCCTCGAGGCCAGCGCCCGCACCCGAGAGAACGAAAAGCCGCCCCCGCTCGAACCAGCTTGTCTGAATGCCTCCGGCCTTCGCGAAGACGAAGCGCTGGCCGCGCTCCACGGCCAGGGGCTTCCAGTCGAACCGGAAGCCGGGGCTCGACGTGGCGAAACGGCATCTGGCGTCGCCAAGAACCGCGGTGCACTGGCGCACGTAGGCCAGCCCGCCAACCCGGTTCAGCCCTTCGGTCAGACCCCGCAACTCGGCCTGGAATGCACCGCCGCCGCGGCGAACCTCGCCAAGGCTCCCGGCAAAGAGCACCCGCCGCTCGGCCACCTTGGCCCAGTTGACCAGCCAGACCGTGACGTCCGCCCCGTCAAAACGCCCGGCCTCCAGGTCGGTCGCGCTGATCGCATCGGCCGACAGGACACCCAACGCCTCGACATTGTCGACGGCCAGCCCCGTGCCCTGCATCAGCGCCCCCGCCGAAAGCCCCGCCTCGGGAAGAAACGCCACGTCCTCGAAGTCGAGCCGCCGGTCATGGTCGGTAAAGCCCAGCGTCAGCCCGTCCTTCCGCCGGATGCGCCAGCACCGGCACAGGGTCGTCAACCCCCCCGCGAGATGTGCGAGCAGCCCCCCGCTCACAGCCGCACCTCCAGGACCGGCACCGTCGGGACCTCGCCCGCCCGGAAGGATGCCACCGAGACCTGAATCCGGTCAGTATCGAACCTGACCGGCACGTCGAATTCGAATCCCGCCCTGATCTCCGCCCCCGATTCGGGCGGGGAATCAAAGGTCACCGTGCCCGCGACGGGATCAAGCGACCAGTCCACGCCCTCCTTGCGGGGGACGCCACCCACGGCAACCCTGACGGTCCCGACAACCGGCTTGGCGATCGGCCGCAGATACTGACCCTCGCCCGACTGATAGCGCTTGCCCAGTGCAAAGGTCGCGGTCAGGTCGTCCCCGGTGCCGATCAGCTGGTCGAAGGGACCAACCTCGAGGGACGGTTTGCAGGACTTGAAGTCACTCCAGTCCTTCCACCGGAACCCGTAAAGCTGGCCGCGCCGCGCCTCGAAGAATTCCAGCAACTCGGCGAGGTCATCCTGCGACCTCAGCCCCAGGCCCGCATCATAGCGCCTGCGGGCATGGGCCCAGGGCGTGTTGCGCTCCTCATAACCGTTCGCAAGCGTCACGATCTCGGTCCGCCGTTCCGGTCCGCCAAGCGAGCCAAAGCTCAGGCTCGCGGGAAACCGCACCTCATGAAAGGCCATCCCCGTCTCCTACCTGTTGCGCAGCCCGCGGTTCACGAGCCGCCCGAGCTCGGCCGCGATCTGCCCCTGGCTGCGCGAGAAGCCGCGCACATCCGGCGTCGTCACATGCATCGTCACGGTGACGGGCGCGCCCGACGCGCCCCGCGCCTCGATGCCCAGCCGTCCGTCAGGCCCGCGCGCCAAAGGCATGATCGCTTCGGGCCCCGCCTCGCCCATCAGCCCCATCCCACCCCGCATCGGAAACGACACCGGCCCGCTCACCACGCCGCCCTGCGCAAAGGGCATCACCCGCCCCTGGCTGAAGGATGCGCCGTCGGCAAAGGGCATCAGTCCGGACACGATGCCGTTCAGCCCGCCCGCCAGCATCGACCCCAGCTGATCCGTCACCGGCGCCATCGCACTGCGATAGACCGTATTCAGCATCGTCTCGGCGGCCGCCGACAGCGCCTCGCTCGCGCTCTGCCCGCCGATCACCAGGCCGTCGATGGCCCGCCGGAGCCCGCCCGAAAACCCGGCCTCAAGCCGCCCGAGGTCGCGCACGACCTCTGTCATGCCGCCACGGACACCTTCCAGCCCGTCCGACAGGACCGTGGCCGATCCCGCCGTCTGCGCCATGCAGCGTCCCAGGTCCTCGACCCCGCCCTGCAGCTCGTCGATCCCCTCCAGCTCAGCCATCCTCGCCCCCTTCTCCCGGTTCGTCCGGGAACGCTCGCAGCAGGTCCTCGAAGCGCGCCCGCTGCATCGGCGCCGAACCCCGGGCGATCCCCAGCATCAGCATCAGTTCCGCCGGCGTCAGCCGCCAGAACGCCTCCGGGCTCAGCCGAAGCCCCACAAGACCCGCACGCATCATTCCTGCCCAGTCGAGCTTCCGGCTCATTCCGGCAGCGCGAAAGCTCGGGTCAGCAGGGCCGCGGCCGCCCGGGCCGCATTCACCGGCCCGCCCGCGATATCGGCAGTCAACAGGTCATCGCCCGTGACCTTGAGCCCCCCGCCCCGCAGGCCGGCGACGATCACCGCCAGCACGTCGCGCGACGAGAACGCCCCTTTCTCGAACCTCTCGACCAGATCGACGATGGTTCCGGCTCCAAGCGACGACTCGAGTTCGGCAAGCGCGCCCAGCGTCAGCCGCGCGGCATGCGGCGCGCCGTCAACCGTCACCTCCACCTCTCCTGCCCAGGGGTTCGTCACGGCGCGACGACCGCAGCAAAGGTGATCGCTCCGGCCGAAGCCAGCGCCATCTCGAACGTCGCCTCCCCGTCATGCGTCCCGGCATAAGAGATCGAGGTGATCTGGAACGGGCCCTCCAGCGTGCCAAAGTCCGGCACGATGATCTGGAAGGCCGGCATCAATCCCTCGAAGAAGATCTGGCGGGCCCGTTCGTCCGTGGCCTTGTCCTTGAAGATGCCCGACCCCGAGATCGAAGCCGACTTCACCCCCGCCCCGGCAAGCAGCTCGCGCCACCCGCCCTGGCTGTCGAGGCTCGTCACCTCGACCGAGGCCGCGTTCAGGCTGATGCGCGTGGCGCGCAGGCCCGCGACAGTCTCGAACAGCCCCTGGCCGTTCATGTCGATCTTGATGAGCAGATCCTTGCCGTTCTGGGCCGCCATGGCCGCATCCTCCTGAATGAATGAAACTCAGACGTCCTCGACCCGCGCCCGAAAGGTCAGGTCGATCCGGCGCCGCTCGGCCGTGCCCACCCGCACGGCCTTGGCCCTCAGAAACCACAGGCCGACCAGCCGCCCGCGCGACAGCACCAGATCGGCATCGACAAGGGCATCCGAAACCGCCCCCGCAACCGCCTTCGCACTGGCGAAACCCGCCGCATCCGACACGACCGTGACGGTGAACTCATGCTCGGCACCCGCACCGGACTTGTCCGACCGGTCCCTCACGACCTCAGAGCCCAGCGAGATGTAGAGCGCCGGCAAGGCGCCCGGCGGTGCTGCGTCAAAGACCGCGTTGCCGACCAGCCCCGCCACAGTCGGATTTGCCTTCACCCGCGCAAAGACAGCGGCCTGCAACGGACCTGCCAGGGCATAGCTCATGCTGCCGTCTCCTCATCCGCCTCGCAGGTCAGGTAACGCCCGCCCAAATCCGCATCGGCGACCGCCAGGATGCGGAAGATGCGGGGCCCCTCGCGAAACCTCTGTCCCGCGACCGGCCGGGCCAGCGACCCCGGCCGCGCCGCACGAACCGTGATCCGCCACGGCACCTGAGACAGCACGACTCCCGCGCCCTCCGCCACGCGTCCCCTGCCGGGGCGCACCTCGGCCCAATGCACGCCAAGCGCCGCCCAGGTCTCGACGAAACCGCCCGCCCCATCCGCGACCCGCGCCGCGCCTTCAAGCACGAGCTTGCGCCCCAGCACCGGCGTCTTCATGCCCCGCCCCCGATCCGCACGATACGGTAGCGCTCCAGAAGGGCGGTCACGCCAAAGGGCATGCAGCCCGCGCCAAGCCCCGTGTCATGCCGGAACTCGTGGTAATGCGCGGCCAGCAGCAGCACCGCCTGCTGCAGGTCCGCCGGCACGGCGGCAAAGCTGTCGCCGAACCCCGCCCGGAACCTGATCCGCACCTCGCCCCGCTCGGGCACGTCCGGAAAGGACAGCCCCACCGCAATCACCTCGGGCCGCTGCGCATCCTGCACCAGGCGCCACGAGCTGCCCGGAAGGACGACGCTCACCCCGGCGACATCGGCCACCGCGACCTGCGTCACCGTCTGCACCGGGGCCACCGGCAAGGGCTGGCGATCGAACGACGACCAATCCTCCCGCGTGAAAAGATAGTTTCGCGCGATCAGGACCTTGCCGGTCCGCCCCTCGATCGCCGCCATGGCGGCCCGCAGGAACCCGGTCAGCACAGGGTCCTGCAACCCGTCATCACCGAACCCTGTCCCCAGCCGCAGATGATCGCGCAGGCGCGCCACCGGCAACGCCGCATCGGGCACGCCCGTTTCTTCGACCAGCATCATCCCTCTCCGCTCTGTCCCCTTGACCGCACGGGCGGGGCCCCTCGCCCCGCCCGCAGGAAGAAATCAGACCGCCGCGATCCGCAGCAGCTTGATCGCCGCGAAGTCGCTCATCGCGCCGCCGACACGCTTGGATGCATAGAACAGCACATGCGGCTTGGCCGAGAACGGGTCGCGCAGGACGCGCAGGTCAGGACGCTCGGCGATGGTATAGCCGCGCGCGAAGTTGCCGAAGGCGATCGGATGAGTGCCCGTCGCGATATCCGGCATGTCCTCCGCAACCAGCACCGGATAACCCAAAAGCCGCGCCGGCTCGCCGGCGGCAAACCCGTCCGACCAGAGATAGCGCCCGTCCGCATCCTTGAGCTTGCGGATCACGCCCGTGGTCTTCGAGTTCATCACGAAGGTCGCACCCGCGCGATAATCCGCCCCAAGCGCATAGACCATGTCCACAAGCGGATCGGTCGAGGTCAGCGCCGAGGCATTGCCCGACAGGATGAAACCGACGTTCCCCCAGGTCCAGGACGCGTTCGCAACCCTCGGATAGTCGAGAAACCCCCTCGGCTTGTCCACGCCGTTGCCGCTCACAAAGGCCGTGGCCTCCGCCCGCGCGAACTTCTCGGCGATGCGCGTGGCAAGCCAGCTCTCGATGTCGAAAGCCGTATCGTCGAGCAGGCGCTGCGACGCCTTCGGCAGGGCCGACAGCTCGTGCAGCGGGATCGTGATCCGGTCGATCATCGGCGTGCTGGTTTCGGCCGCGACCGCAACCTCGGTCGCCCATCCCGCACCTGCCTCGGTGCGGTCCACAAGAACGTCATAGGCCACCGAGTCGACATTCACGACCGACGCCACCGACCGGATCGAGGACGAGGCAAACAGCACGCCCTGGATCGTCTCGGCCATCTGCGGGGCGACAAGGAACCCGCCATCGGCCGCCACGGCCGTGCTCAGCGCCTTGCCCTCAAGGTCGAGGTTGCGCAGCCCATCGTCGTCACCCGCCCGCAGATAGGCGGCGAACGCCTTCTGGTGCAGGGGCTCGGCTTCAACCGCCGTGGCCAGTTGCGGGCGCGCGCCCGCCAGCATCGACTTTCTGTCCAGTTTCATCATGCGTTCGTCCTGTTGCTGAAGCTTCACCTGAATTCCGTCCGCGAAGCCTTTGAACTCGCGTACGAAGCCTGCCATCGCCGTGATCAGTTCCAGCGTCGGGGACTGGCTCTCCCCCGACGCGGCCATACCTTCCGTCATCGCCCGATTCCCTTGTCCAGCGCTTGCGCCAACTCCCGCCCGGCACGGCGGAAAACCTCGGCCAGGGCGCGCAACTCCTGCGCCCCGCCATCATCCCCCTTGGCCGCGACGCGGGCCTCGGGCAGCATCGGAAAGGTCACAAGCGACACTTCCCACAGCTCCACCTCGCTCAGCCGCCGCCGTCCCGCCTCGTCCTTGTGGGCCTTCAGCGTGCGGTACCCGATCGACAGCCCGTCGATCGCACCCGCCTCCACCAGCGCCGCGGCTTCCCGTCCCTGGACGATATCCGTGAGGATCCGGCCCTTGACCCAGAGCCCGCGCTCGTCCTCGCGGACCTCGTCCCAGACGCCGATGGGCCGCACGGGGTCATGCTGCCACAGCATCTTGACCCGGCCCCCCGCAGCCTCCATCCGCTTGAGCGAGGCGGCATAGGCCCCGCGCTCCACAACGTCGCCGCCCTGATCCGTCGCGCCGAACACCGAGGCATAGCCGGAAATCACGGCTCCCTCGCTCACCGTCACGCCGCCCTCGGGCCGCCAGAACTTGTGCTCCAGTTGCATCTTCTCTCCTCAGGGTCCCAATTGGATCAGCGATTGCACGGCCTGCTCAAGGATCAGCGCAAGCACGCCATAGACGGCCAGCCACATCCGCTTCTCGATCCGCTCGACCAGCATCTCGACCCGGTCGATCTCTTCCGTCAGCCGCGCGAATTGCAGCGCCGAAAGCCGCTCGTGCGCTTCGAGCCGCATGCCCGGCGCGCAGGCAAAGGGCGCGCCGAAGCGCCCGTTCTCATCCGCCATCGCGCGCCTCCCTCGCAAGGGCGAGCGGTGGCAGCCCGAGCAGCCGCCGCTTCTCCTCCGCGGTCAGGAAATCCGCCGTCGCCACCCGCGCCCATTGCGCATCGCGCTCCGCGGCAAGGGCGGGGACCTGGTCCTGATCAGGCCGCAGCTCCAGCTTCTCGCCGGTAAAGTCCTCAAGCCAGTTGGCCAGCGCCCCCAGCACCCGCGCCGCCAGCGGCAGCACGGTCAGCCGGTAGAAGGCCCGGTTCGCCTCCTGATAGTTGGCATAGGTCGCATCCCCCGGGATCCCAAGGATCATCGGCGGCACGCCGAAGGCGACCGCAATCTCCCGCGCCGCGGCCTCCTTGGTCTTCTGGAACTCCATGTCCGAGGGCGAAAATCCCATCGGCTTCCAGTCCAGCCCGCCCTCGAGCAGCATCGGCCGCCCCGCGTTGCGCGCACCCTGATGCAGGCTCTCCATCTCGCTCACAAGCCGGTCATACTGGTCCT